GAACTAACGATGCTCTCGGAGCCCGATAGCGCAAAGCTGCTGCCACCCAAATGCAGATGAACCGGCGTGCCGCCCGCGCCCGCCATCACCAGCCCGCCCTCGGCAAAGCGTCCCGGCCGCCGCGGCACCAGCGGCGCCGAGAGCCCGCCGACCGCAGCGTTCATCGAGGCCAAGAGCCCGGCGCCCCAATGCTGCACCGCCGCGGCGCGCATGACGAACTCGCCATTGCTGAGCCGCGCCATGATGCTGTCGCTGGTGCCGCTGCCGGGGCCGTGCACCATGCCGCCGGCAGCAAGCCCAGGAGCGGCTGGCATCGAGGACAGGATGCGCCCGGCGGCGCCCGCGAGATCGGATAGCTTCTGTCCCGCCGCCGAGGCCAGGTTCGCCAAGCTGTCAACCATGCCTTTGATGAGGTCGCCCCACCACTTGCCGATGCCGTTGAGGCTTGTGATGGCGGCGTTGGCAAAGTCGGTCCAAAGCTGCGACCAGTTTGCCGCGACAAAAAGCTGGCTCATGTCGCCGAGGAACGAGGCCCAGGCGCTTTGCATGACCGGCATAAAGGAGTCGTTGAAGAAGGCGGAAAAATCCGCGCTCCACTTCGGCAGCGTCTCTTTGATGAACTTGTTCTCGGCATCGGTCACCGCAGCATCAAGAGCGATGTACCAATTGACGATGCCAGCGGTAAATTCGGTGAACATCTGGTTGCGGAGGGCGATTGCGTCCCGGCGCCGGTTGGCCATCTCCACCAGCGGGTCAGTGGCGCCGCGGGCCGATGCTTCCAGTTCGGTGATCTTTTTATCGAGGTCACCAGCAACGAGCGATTGGGCGAATTTAATCCCCTGTCCTGCCGGCAGATCCAACACTGCTTTTGACAGCGCATTGACCCGCTGAGAAGTTTTGTCCAATGGCGCAATCGTATCGAGAAACGCCTGCGCAATCTTTTTCTGCTTTACGAGGAAATTGTCGGAGCTATCGCGAATCCTGCCGATGTTGGCATTTAACGCCTTCAGCGGATCGGAGAAATCGGCAACCTTCTTGGTGGAGTCACTGATGATGCGGGCCGTGCCGTCGGCATTCCTGCCGAGCATGATCAGACGCCCGCTGGTCTCCTCGGCGGCTTTGCCCGCATCTTCCGTACTGCCACGCAATACTTTAATGGCATCGGTCGTGGCCCCGATGCTGCCACGCAGGACCGTGACGGCTTTGTTGGTGGCGGCGGCGAGCCCCTCGGGCGCTGCCGCCACCTTCTCGGTCAGCCCGGCAAGGTGTGCGAGTGCCTTGTCGGCTGCCCCAGCCGGCAGGCCGATTTGCGGTCCAATCTCTTGCGCCGCTTGAACCTGTAGCGGCTTTGCGCCGATTTCCTGCGCCTGCTGCTGGATCTTCGCCAGCCGCTCGGACACTTCACCGAGGCTGTTGACGATGCCGCCTATGGCTCTGCCGAGACCGACGCCGATGACGCCGCCCACGACGCCGCCGAAGGTCGAGCCCAACAGCCCGCCGATTGATTCGAGCCCGCGGCCCATATCGCTGAAATTCTTGAGCAGTTGCCCGGTCGCCCGGCGCATGCCGGTGGCTTCCCTGGTGAAGCCCCGCAGGCTTTGGGTGGCGGTCTTCGAGCCTTTGTCGACCTGGCCGAACGCCTGCTCGCCGGCTGCCCCCACTTCCTTGAAGGCAGCGACGACCTGCTCCTTGCCGTCGACCGAGATCTGCTGCCGGATGCCGCCGCCCTGCGCCATCCTATCCGCGCTCCTCGCTCATGCGCTGGCGGAACAGGCGCGGCAGCGCCTGCGCCGCCTCGCGGTAGACCCGGTCGACATCGAGCCGGTCGCGGATTTGCGCCGCCTTGATGCCGACAAAGAGCGGCACGCTCTCGGTGTGGCGTCCTTTGCCGCCGGCCCGGCGAGCGCCGGCATGCCGCGCCCCGGTCTTTAATGAGCCGAGCGTCAGCTTGCCGGCCGGGCGCTTCAGCGCATCACCAGCCAACAGCGGCGCCTTTCCCGGCCGTGCGATGTAATGCAACGGCCCGACCATCTGGATATACAGCTTCGGGGTAAGGCGCTGCCGGCCGATGCGCTGCGGCGCGGTCGGCAACGGCAACCAAAGGAACGGGTGCTTCAAGGGCCGGATCGTGCCGCCCCGCTCGAAGATGTTGGCGTAGCCGATCCGCATATAGCCGCGCATCGTCGGGTCGAGGCTGTAGCCGACCCGCGGCTTCGCCCTGGCGAAGAATGCCTTCTGCCAGCGCCGCGACAGCCCGCCGCGCGCGATCTCGGCGCGGGCATTTGTCTCGACCAGCTTTGCCAAATCGCGCATCGCCTTGGTGAGCGCGCGCGCCATCTTCTCCTGCGCCGTCTGCGCCCCCCGCTGCAACTGGCCCAGCTCCGCCTGATAGCGGACGTTCATTCTTCGCGCACCGCTTTCGCCAGGGCTTTCGGGTCCCCGCGCGCCGCCAGCGCATTGTCATGCAGCAAGAGCCGCCGCTCGGCCTGCCGCCTCTTGTTTGCAATAAAGATGAAATTGCGGATCTGCCGCGGTGTGTACCGCCACACTTCGGCCGGCGGATGGCCCCAGGCGATCAACTGCTCAATGCCTTCTGCGATCTCGTAGCCGAGACCCTGGTAGCGCGGCCGGCGCCGTTGGCGGCCGGCGCCGCCAGTGAGGCGTCTAACAAAGGGCTGAGCACATCCCCCGGCAATGACAGGCTGATCACCTGGTCGAACAACTGCTGCCGCTCGTCAAAGGTCAGCACCGTCAAGGACGCGCGCTCGATGTCGGCGTCGCCCGGATGCCCGGTGCCGGCGGCGATGACTGCGCTCTGCGCCGCCAGGAACCGCAGCCGGTCCCTGCCCTCGCTGCTCTCCTCGCCCAGCATGATCTTGCGCAACTCGGGAAAGCGCCCATAGAGCACTGCCCAATCAATCGCGGCGATGCCGGCCACGCGCAGCACAGTGCCGCGGATGTCGATCTCGACCGCCGAGATTTCCGGCGGCGCGATGTCGAGCAGCGATGGCATTTTACGGCGTCGTCACCTCGGCCGTGATGTTCCAGATTGCCGTGCCGTACTTGCCGGTATCGTCAACCAGGATCTCGGCCGTCACCTCAAGCTGTCCCCATTCCTCGGAAATCGGGTTGAAGCTGGCGCTCGGCGTAAAGGAGACGTTGCCGAAATCCAACTGCACCTTGGCGCCGACATCGTTGGTGCCGACAAAGCGCAAGGCGCCGACAATTTCGGACAGCGAGAAGATGTCTATGGTGTAAGTCTCGTCCGGCGGCACCGCCGCGGTGGCCTCGCCCATCAGGTAGAGCGCCAGGTTGTCGGCCGTCAGCTCGGACATCACCATGCGCAGGTTAGCCGAGCGCTCGCGGATAACGCTGCGCGCCTTGGTGCGGATGCCCGAGCGACTGCTGAAATAGTCGAGCTTGTCGACCGTCGCCGTGTACTCGAACTCGGGCACTTCGCCCAGATCGCGGTAAGTCCCGGCAACGTCGTCGGCCTTCATGAACTTGACGATGCCTTTGCCGATAAATGTATTGTCGATATCGGCGGCGTTGGTGATCGGCATGACTACACTCCCGCGAGATCGGATAAGCGGAACAGGCTGGTGAACACGAGATTGAACTCGCCGCGGTACTCGCGCGCCTCGGCGTCGGGCGCGGCGACGCTGATGCCCTCGTAGCGGATGCCGCCGTCGACCACGCTGTCGTTTAGCTGCGTGTCGCCAAGCACGGCAGCGACGATGCGGTTGCGGTACAGCGTGATCAGCGACCCGGCCTCGGCGCCGTTGTCGCCGCGCACGATGACCACGACGAGCGGCGACAATTCCATGCGGCAGAGCCGGCGCGCCGCATTGCGCCCGGTCCCCGGCGCATCCAGTAACGTCTCCGCGCCGTCCTGCACGATCACCGCCGGGCGCGCCAGCGCCGGCACGTCGAGCTTGTTGCGGGCGGCGGCCTGCATGCCCTGCACCGCCCCGCACACCGTCACCAGCCGCGACAGGATCGCCTCGCGCTGGTCAGCCACGCTCGAACCAGTAATTAACCATGTCCAAACGCTCGGCGGGCGTCATGGCCTGCCACATCTCTTCGAAGTCCCGGTCGAGTTTCGCCCGGATCATCTCTTCGATTTCAGCCGTGCTGAATTTGTTCAGCGCGGCGACGTACTTGGATAGGTCAGCCACGACAGAGCAGGTTTACCCGCACGAGCTGCCCGCCATAAGACAGCGGCGCAATCTGCGTAATGTTGGCGGCGTCGCCGTCGATCAGGATGCGGTCGTCGCGTGACGGGATGCCGAACGCGCCGAGCCCGGTCGGGCTGAGCACGACCCGGATATCCTGCACCTCGCCCGCTTCCAGATCCTGCGGCCCGAAGTTTCGCACGGCTGCCGGGCACGCGATCTCCTCTGCCACCGTGACACCGCCCGAGGCCGCATCGACCGCGGTGCGTTGCAACGTGACGGTCTGCCCGTAGCCGGCGATCGCCGCGTCGAGCCGGGCAATCAGCACTCGCGGCGTCATACCGACCACAGTTTGTATGGCGCCAGCATGTCGCGCGCGCCGGGTGGGATAGCGCCGCCGCTAGTGCCGGCGCCGCCGTCGCCGGCGTAAACCTGGGTAATGAGGTCCGGGATGGTCTCCGACCGCAGCGCCGAATCTCGCCCAACCGCGAACCACCGCGCCGTCAGCCATTCGAGCGTGGCGCCCTGCACATCGGCCGGGATCGGGTCGTACCCCGCGGTGTAGTCCACCAGAAGGGTCGTGCCGAGCCACGCCGTAACGGTCGTGCCGTCGAGCCGATAGAGCGCGCCCTCTTCGGGATAGACATCCCACGCCGCGACATCGACGGCGGCACCATCCTCGAACACCGCCACCAACGGCACGCCGCTATCGTCAACCATTATCGGAAACTGCCGGGTGCGCAGCGGCTCGCCCGAATAGAGCCAGTTATAGACGTAGCGGAATTGATCCTGATAGGCCTGCACCACGAAGGTTCGATTGCAATAGTTGCTCACTGCCGCCGACACCGAATCGATCTGCTGAGTGAGCTTGGCATCCTGCGAGGTGTCGACCGGATCGATGCCAAGCACGGCTTTCGCGTCATCGAGGCTCACCAGAGCGAGGCTGGTTGCCGGTGTGATGACCCGCGTGATGCTGTAGCGGACATTGGTCGGCATCAGGCCAAGCGCTCGGCGTGGTAGAGCTCGAAAAACTCGCGCAGATCGAGAGACGGCCCAACGCTGCCATCCGACATCACCGGCACGGCGCGGTAGTCCCGCGTCTCCCACCGGGCAATCGTCGGCGCCGGTGCGCCGGGGCTGCCGCGGTCGCCCTTTTCGCCCGGCTTGCCGCGGCTGCCGGCCTGGCCCGACAGCGCCCAACCCTCGCCCGGCAGCGCACCGGGGTTATCCTGCCGGGCGCGCCACTCCGAGCCGTGCCACGTTACGAGGTCGAACTTGCGGTAATTGCGGTTCGCTTCGAACAACCCGCACACCTCGCCGACATACGGTTCGGGGCCCGGCGGACCGGGCACGTCAGAGTCGGCGCCTGGAGGCCCTGGAATGCCCTGTTCGCCGGGCGGGCCTATGATGGCCTCGCCAGGCTCTCCCCTCTCCCCACGCTCGCCGGCGGGGCCGGGAGCGCCGTCCTTCAGCGCAGCCAAGCGCTCGGCGACGGCACGCTCAATGCGAAGTTCGAACTCGGCGCGCTCCGCTCTAAGTTCCGCCTGCAAGGCCGAAGCCGACAGCCGCAGCTCGCGCTCGATGCGCGCCGCAATCGCGCCAAGCTCGGCGGCCAGTGTCTCAAGCGGCGAGATGGCGTTCATGCGATGCCCGGAGAGCGGTGAGCATTTTTGCGGCGGCATCGGTAGACGCAGCGGCGGCGTCGGGGTTTCCATCCTCCGGCGCCCCCGTTGGCGCTGACGGCGATGTTGGCGACGCGGGTGCGGACGGAATCCCCTGCGCCGCACTGAGGGGGACGACCTGGGCCTGCACGCGCGGCTCGTCGCCGAACTCCATGGCGGGCAGATCCTCCTTCGCCCGCGCTTCGTTCGGCGAAAAGATGCCGCCCTGGACGCCGCGGGCGAGGCCCTCTATCCGGTCCTTGAAATTCGCCCGCAGCAGCGCCTCCAGGTCGAGTTCGAGGTAATCGTCGGGCCAACCACCCAGCGCAAAAAGCCGGCCAAATGCGTCTTCGATCAGGTTCGCCGCGAAGCCGAGCCCGGTCGACACCCAGAACCCCATGAGAGACTCGGTCGAGCCTTGCGGCCCGGTGCCCGCCATCAACGACAAAAGCGGCAGCGGCACCCGGTAGGCAGTGGCGATGCGCTGATCGCTGACTTGCAGCATCTCGGCCAATTGCGCGTCGCGGCTGTTGACCACGGCCGACTGCCAGGTCAGGCCATCCGTTAAGATCGGTGTGCCGCCGGCATTGACCCCTTGGGTGTGCTCGTTCCACTTGGCACGCAGCCGCTCGACCGCTTCCGGCTTGTCATGGAAGCTGGCGGGTGTCTGCAGGACGCCGGATGGCCTGCCCTGGTTGGCGGCGTAAGCCAGTGCCTGCGCCACCATCGCGTTGGATACCGCGACTTCGAGCAGCGCCGCCTCTAATGGCGCACAGCCTTCCAACGGGTTGCGCGGGTTCGGCAGCCGCACATGCAGCACATCGCGCGCCGGCATCCGTTGCAGCGCCTGCCGGTCATCGGCGAACAAGCGATCGACAACCCCGTTGCCGGCAAGCTGATAGTAGATCGCCCCATCCGCGCCGACGCTGACCGAGCACTGGCTCGGGGTCATCAGGTGAATTTCGGATATCTCGAAACGGTTGTTACGGATTGCCAGCCCGTAGGCCGCGCCCTCGCCATAGAGGCAATCGGTGAGGTAGAGGAAGAAATCGGTCGGGCTCTGATAGGCGTTCGGCTTGCGCAGGATCCGCGACAGCGCAGATGTCGTCATCCGCTCCCGGCCGCCCTTGCCGTCAGACTGCCAGTGCGTGCCGGTGCACATGCTGATCGTCTGCGCATAAGCCTGCCGGCAGGCGTAGACCACGGCTGAGCCGCTCGGGTGCAACGGGTCGTAGCCGAGCTGCCACCAATTCATCGGCCAGTTCGCCGGGACCCCGCTGCCGCCCATTATTGGCGACATAAAAGGCCCGAACTGCTTTTGTCGCGGGCGGAAGATGCGGGTCGCCGCTTCCGCCGCCCGCGCTAGCAGGGCCATCTAGGGCTTCGGCGGCTCGCTGCGCGGCACGCTACGCTCGGGCGGCCGCGATGCCGGCGTTGGCTGCGCCCGCGACTGCGGCAACGCTTCACCGCCCGCCAGATATGCCTGTTGCGCCGCGACAGACGGCATCGCCTTGTCCTGGGGCGGCACCGCCTTGTCGTCGGGATGCATCAGGCCCAGCGCCAAAAGATCATTTTCTTCTTGTGTCGGGGTTGGCGGCCCGAGAGCGGTTCCGTCTGTTGTTGTCAGCGTCAGGTTGGTCAGCGCCGCCGTCCGTTCCTTCCGCTGCTGGTATTCCGTCTTTGCCGCCTGCTGCTGTTCGTTGAGTTCCATCGGCATTGCTTTGGTCCTTTGTGATGCGCCGGCGCAGCAACCACTGCGCCGGCTTCCGCCATCCGTAGCGCCGCGGTCCTACCAAGTGACGCCCGTCACCCAGGCGACGCTGCCGGTGCGCCGCATCGCCCAGTTCATCGGCAAAATCATCCTAAGCGCGAGAGAATCCGTCTGGAACATCGACCGCACCGGGGTCGCCGCCACCGCACTGCCTTGCGCGCCCGTGGTGATTTGCAAGGGCGTCGTATCCTCGAAGTGCAGGGTGGCCTGATCGCTGACGTCAAACCTCGGCGTGTCGCCCTGCACCACCATCAGGTCGTCGGCATTGATCAGGATCACCATGCCGGCCGGCACCGTCGAGGAGACGACGACACCGTATCCGAGCAGCCGGTTGGCGTTGATGTCGGCCTGGAACGGAAAGTCACCGCCCGCATTTTGCGTCAGGCTGATGGCGATCTGCTGCACCGGGTTCATGATCCAGACCAGCGAGCCCATCGCATTGACCGCAGCGAGCGCGCCGACCATTGCCTTGAGGTCGCCGACCAATGCGGCAAACCCGCCGCCCGCGGTCGGTGTCAGCCCCGAGACGCCGTTCCTGATGCCGGCCGGGCGGATCGAGGACACTGCGATGTTGTCGATGAACACCGTGTCCACCGCGACCCCGGTGTCATCCATGATCAACTGGCGCAGGATCGTCTCGATTTCCGGCGTCGAGTGCTCGGCGATCTCGCGCGTGTAGCTGGTGATCACCGCCATCTTCTTGAGGCCGATGGTTATCGGCGTGAAGGCGGCCTGGCGCACCGGAATTGGCGCGCCTTCCGCGACGAACGAGCCGGCTATGGTCGGCGACGCCGCTCGAGTCGGCATGCTGATCTGGTTGTAGCGGCCGAGCGTTATGTTCATGCCGCGGGCCGCCACCGGCTGGAAGATCGAGCCGGCCATCACCGCGTTGAACCATTCGCCCTGACCTGTCACCGCAAGCTCGGCGGCCCAGCCCGCCGTGGTGGTGGTGGCGGGCGCCGTGGCAGCGCGCATTCGCCACTCGAAGACACCCTTGGTGACTTCGTAGTCGCCGTGGCTGCCGTACAGCTCGGCCAGCGCGACCTCGACCGGCTGCCGCTTGACGTAGGCAATGGTCGTCGCTGCGAAATGGCGCAGGATGTGATCC